CAGGTGAACCACCTGCTCCATCTGTCAACGCAGATTCTGCAGTAAACGCATCAGCAAATACTTTAGCTGCATTAAGTTGAGCACTACGTTGGTAACTGATAACCTGTTGGCTGTACAAATCCTTTTGGGATTTGACAGAACCACTAACAGGAATAGCATCAGAACGCACATCTAGAGTTTGTGCACGTTGTACTTCACCTTGTTCTTTTACCAAAGTTAATTGAGCAGGCAGCAGGCTAGACAAGTTATATTCAGCAATATCGGTATTTGCTTCTACACTCAGTTTCTGTGCATCCAGCATTGCACCCTCTTTTGGAATGTTCACCAGCTTGGCTTGAGCAATGGCAACTTCAGCTACAGATACCAGAACTTGTTGCTTCTTGATAAGAATCTCTTCGTCAATTACAAGAGCTTGTTTGTTAGTCAATGCAGCCTGTGCATTAAGTTGTGCTGTTTGTGCGCCAATTTGTGCTGTTTGTGCAGGCAATGTACTGGCCAAGTTGTACTTAGAAATACCATACTGAGCGTCTTCATTTGCAAGACGAATCTTGTTTAATGCAAACGTAGCACGTTGGTTGTTCACTTCAACCAAAGCAATAGCCAGTTGTGCTTTAGCTGTCTCAAGCTGAACCTTTGCAGTAATTGCCTGTCCTTGAGCAACTACCGCTGCCCAGTAAGCCTGATCTTTGCCTAGAAGAAATTGAATAGCTTGACCACATGCAGATTGAGCCAAGGCAACATATGCCTTGGAGTACTCAGCACCAGTGATACGCCCAGCAGTAAATTCATCTTTCAAATGCACAGCCTGCGATGCCATGATTGCATCAAATGTACCGCTGCCCCCCACGGTTCGTGTGGTCAAGTCTGCGTTCGTTAGTTCTGAAATCTGTGCGTATAGAGGGTTCCCTACAATACTAGGGAAGTTAAATGCTGGATCGTTCAAATTAACACTAGGTAGGGTAAATGTTTCCCCAACCAGCAAGGCATCCATTACGGCATCTGCTACGACTTCTGCACCATTACTCATGGCAACCCCTTAAATAAAAATGGCCCAATTGAAGGGCCATTCAAAATTAGCTGTGATAGTTTACTTGTTCCCAGCAGCCGCTTGTGCAGTAGCCAACTGAGTCAGTTCGGCTCGGGTCAATGGAGGCAGCACTTCCAAAGAGAACTCACGTACCCAAGACGATTCAATACGGATTTGGCCAGTAGCCTTGTCCGTGTAGGTACGCACATTCTGGAAGCGACGTGATTCCAATTCCGTAAAGATGCAATACGGTACATGATAACCATCATCACTTGCCTCACCATAAGGGATGTACTTTTTGACGGTGCCAAGATATTCATTGGCCACACACAGTACTTCACCGGGAAGGTCTTTCTTCTTTGGATCAAGATTCTGAATACGCAAACGCACCAGTTTCATTTGGTCTCTGACCAGAATTTCACGCATGGTCAATTCACGTACTGGGGGAGTTTCTTGAGCAGCACCGACAGCAGCCAGAGGATTCACTTTGTTTACTAGTTCATCAGCAGGCATTTCTTCACCTGCAATTTTTGCTGCAATCTTTTCACGCAGAGATTCAATGTGAATGTTATTGGAGAATTTGATGCCCATCAATTTGGCACGATCTTTCAACAGAGTCAGTTCATCTTCAGCCACATCAGTAGCTTCATCAATTTGATTCTCCGAGTCTGCAAGGAGTTGTTCATTTTCAGTCATTGTGTTTACCTATTTATTTGAACCAAGGAAAGAAGGGGAGTATTCCCCTTCTTTCCTATTATCTACCAGATTAGATAGGAGCGACGGATTTCATCAAACCGATGCGCTCTGGGCGAGTAACCAGAATACCATAGTACCACTTGATTGAACTGAAGCCAGTTTCACCGTAAGGGTCATTCCGGTCAGCAGTCTCACGACCCGGCATCTTGGTCATAACAGTGAACTTCATAGTCTTACCGTCGGTTTGGAAACCAATAGTAGTGAAAGACTGATCACCAACAACCAACACTGGGAACACATCGTACTTCTCATTACCACCAACAGTGGTAGTACGATAACCGGGGTTAGTAACCACAGTTGCACCAACACCAGCCCAATGGAGCATGTCAGGAACTTGCACAAAGCGCAAAGGACCAACAGAACCAATCTCACCATTCAGAACAGTACCAGCATCAGAGTAATGCTGAACAGCAATGAAAGCAGGGTTGTTGAATGCGTCTTTGATTTCCATCACGACAGGAGCCAATTCAGAACCAATGTAGGCAATACGCCCAGCGCCAATAACCTTGGTGTCAATGTAACGTGAACCAGAAATTACAGTCGTTTGTTTCGGTGTACGATTTTCATCGAGAATCGAAGACATACGCATGATGTTCTTGTAGCTCAGAAGCGAGATTGGAGCAGAACTGATAACTTCACCGGCCATAGTTGCATTGGACGTGGCAGCACCAGAGTACACAATCACACCAGCAGAGGCCAGCAAATCTTTTTGCAGAACATCTTCAGTGATCTTGGTAGCACCATTCATCAACTCACGCGACAAGTGTTCCTTCAGCGTGTCATCACTATCGAAGTCCATAGACTCTTGTGTGAATTCATAGAAGAAACCGAACTTATGCAACGAAGCTTCACGAGACAGACGAGTGAAACCAACACGGTTCACACGGCCACCGTTCTCACCAACCAGAGGTAGTTTGCTGGTGATCGTGCCAATGTCTTTGGACGAACCATACAAATTACCTCCGTTAGCAGAACTTTGTCCACCAGCACCAGCGGCTGCATCTGCTGCAGCTTTGTTGGCATAAGCTGTACCAATCAAAGTACCACCAGCATTCCAAGCACTCCAAGTGCCAACCACCATTGTCACACCATTGGCATCAATACCTTGGTCATTGACGTTGCGAGCATCCAGCATGGGCACGTATTCATAGACCTTAATGGTCTTACCAAAGTTCTTCGGCATGTTAGTGACCGAAGCCAAAGGCATGAAGTACTGTTCACGGCGAGCTTCAATCAGAGATTTCCGCAGCCAGTAGAACGAGTTCATTTGATCTGAACCAGCACCATCAATAGACGATTTGGAACCAGAAATAGGGGCGTTGTAATTCAACATTTTGTTTTATCCTTAAAGGCGATTTTGCCAATTTTTTAGAAAATCATCGTCGCTCATACTTTGAAGATTCACGACAGGTAACACACGTTTTTGGGTTTGGCGTGTAGAGGCTGCTGCATTTGCTGCTGCACCGTTTGTTACTTGCGATTTAGGAACTACCACACGGGTAGCTACTGGCGCATTCACAGGAGCAGTAGTTTGCGTAGACGCATTTTGCACACCTTTACCATTTGGTGCATTTAGATTAGTAAATGCACCGCGAGTCTGCAATTCATTGCCTACAGTCAAGTAAGCCTGAATGAATGGAGTACTCGCAGGAATCTTGCCCAACATTGCCTGACGAGTGATTTCAGCGGAGATAGTATCGTAGATACCATTTTCTCTTTGCTGTTGAATCGTTGCCATTATCTCTGGAGCTTTCCACAACTCTTCTTTAGAGGCTTGATCCCACGATGAGTTAATCACGGAGATGGTTTCTTGACCTGTTGGTGTGGACTGTAAGTCTTCTAACACGGTACGAAACGCAATCTCTGTATCACTCACCTTGTGATTGCCTGCTTGATAAGCGGGTTCACTGCTCACATCAATATCCAGCGGATCAACACCTGAATCTTTGATCAGTTTCTTGAGGGCTTCTGGATTCTTTTTGTCCAAGTCAATAAAGAAAGATAACTTCGCTTCATCGAGTAGACCGTTATTTTCAAGCATAGCAAGAATCTTGCGATGCGGGGCGATGTCTTGCATCTTACGGGTGAAGTTTGCACCCATTGAAGCAAGCTGTCGCAATTCGTCCATAGACTGAATTTCAATAGTCTTGCCATTAGCCTTCAAAGGAGCCATAGCTTCTTTGTACTTGGCTTCAAAGTTTACAGTTTCGGTGGTTGTAGCTGCAGACTTGGCCTCAGGTTCAGTAACTGGTGCCTCAGTCTTTGGAAGACTAATAGCATCATCTGCTTCCCCATCTTCTTGGTTCGGCAATTCAACAGTCTCCTCAGAAGCAGGAGTTTCTGCTTCTGGTTCCACAGAGGGAGTTTCTATTACTTCCTGAGATACAGAAGCAGGAGTCTCTACAACAAGTTCTGGAGCTTCAACAACTGGAGTAATAGTTTCCGTAACCTCCGGTGGAGGCTCATTCAGAAAAGCTTCATCATCAAGAATAGCCATGTTGATTACTCCAGTACGTCAGTAATGGTAGTAATGGCAGTATCTGCACGAGCATCATCAAGAGCATTATCAATTGATTCCATCTCATTCTCAGCAGCATTACCCATCTGAATAAGCACAGAAAGATAACGCTTCAAATGTCCAGCAGCTTGTGCAATAGACAAAGCATCCTTCTGGTTACGCTCACTCAACGCAGGATCAGCAGATGCGTGTACATAACGTGCACACTCTTTCTCCATAAACTGTTCGGCAATAACTTTACGAAAGTCTGTATTTTGTGTCAAGCGTTGTACTGCTTGACGCATTTCAACAGCTTGTTTCATGGATTCACGTTGAGCTTCCAGTTGTTGTACGGTGACTTCAGACATGCTGAGTGGTCTTTCTATTAAGAGTTAAAGGGAATTTGAACCAAGGAAAGGACTACTCTGTCTTGGTGCATCATTAAGTGGTTAAAGCCAATAGCTGCATCTAAATTAGGAGCCTGTTCACCTTCTTTTCTAGCTGCAGTCAGTGCTTTAGTAATCTGAAGATTCTGGTTACCTTCTGCTTGTGCTTTCATACGTTCCATATCACGAGCATGATGAGTGCCAGTATCTTGTTCCACATAATCCAAGTCAAGAGCATCTTTCTTCGCTTTAGTTTCTTCAGCTTTAGCTTCATTCAGTGCCACTTCAGACATGATCTTGGCCACAAGAGCACGTTTCTCTTCCACTTCAAGCTTTAGCAACTCTTGTTGTTCAGGTGTTGGTTCTGGTTTATACCTGCGAAGTTTTTCTGCCAATGCAGGCATACGCTTCAATTCAGCAATCTCAGCCATCACCGTGAAGGTGATGTCTTGTCCAGCATTAGGACCAATTGTTTGAATCATGAAGGCCAAGTCTTTTGCTTTGGCATCGTCAACTTCAGCCGTGGAAATATCCACTTCAAGGTCAAAATCCCCCGTCAAATCATCACGTTTGACTTCCACAAACTCCGTGTTGGTCACGCGGATTACTTCCTTGTTTGACAGGAACACCGCATTCATCTTAATGATCTTGTAGCCAACATCAGCAATAGCTTTAGCCAAACGACGAAGAATTGCCATTTCTCGTTTGGAGGATGCGTCCAGTACACCACGGATACCAGCAGCTACATCACCATAAGCTTCACCAGAAATACCACCGCCAAAAGACTTAACACCTGTCAAAGCTTCTGCTTCTTGGTTCTGGAGGTTCAACATCAACAAAGCTGACTGAGGAAGTTCAGGGTACTTATGTTCAATCAAGCCTGCGTCTGGTGTAACTGTTGGATTGAATTCGTAGTCCTGACCATTCTCATAACGACGCTTATTCAATGGGTCCAACATACCTTTGGCAAAACCTTGTTGACCATTTGCTGAACGGCCCAACAAATCAATCATGCCACGGGTAACAGCACCCAAGATTGCTTGGTTATCTTCAAGCAATTCAGCATCAGGCTCACCATACAACTCACGTTTGACAGGGAGATACTTGGCGATAACAAACGGTAGTTTCTTGTCCGGGTATGGATTCTCTTCCATACGAATCATCGTATCACCAATCCAAGTAGCAACAATACTTGTAAGTTCCCCCTTGCCATGAATATCGTAGAAACCCCAATACTCACGCGCCACAATCTTTTTACGTGGTGCATCTTGGAATTGAAAGTCTGTAGGAGTTTTGGTTGCGAACTCACTGTCTGACAATGGAGCAGCATTTTCCCAGTTCACTTTATCCAGATTGGTGTAACGATCTTTCTCAGCTTCAAGGTCTGCTTTGCATGTTTCAAAAGATACAACAATAAACTTTGCTTTGAGTACATCACCACCAGAAGAAGGATCAATCACTACATTGTCGGGGTTCATCACCTCCACAGTAGGATGATTGAATACAACCTTCTCAACATCAACTTGCTGTTCACCAGTTTGTTGAGCTACGACTGTTTGACCAGTCTCTTCATAATAATCAAGTGACGCTTTCAATGCAGGATCAGCCTGTTCCTCATAGGTGCGGGGATCAGCCTGTTTCATCTCCATACCCTGCTGCAAAGCTTGTATTTGTTCCTGTGTCTGTACAGGGAAATACGAATACACAGGGGCTGTCTCTTTAACCATAACGGTCTTACGATTCCAGCCCACACGCAAGATACAAGTACCTTCGTCTACCGTAGCACGAACAAAGTCATCAATAAAATTGACCCTGTTGAGTTTGGTTCGGAATTGATAGTTCAACAGTAATTCATTCTGTTTGGCAGAACGAGCATCTTCAAAAGTCAAAGGACTGACTTTGTAGAGTTTGTTGGTTCCAAGAAAGGGTTCAGTCAGTGCAGAATAACGCCACTCAGCTTGACGCCGAATAAGCTTAGGCTGCACTGAAGAACGTCCTTTAATCTTAGTAGGGCGCGATTTACCTTTACAGGCCATCAAATCATTCCACAAACTAATCTTTGTCATCTGGGCAGAATGTGCACCAGCAGCTTGCTCCATGTCATGTTTAAGTTGAGCAACGGAAGGTTCTTTCTGCCATGAAGTAATTTTGGCAGACTGGTTAGGGTCCAACGGAACATTGCCAATTACTTGCTTTGGTTCGTCATGGTTAAGAGAATCATCAGTCATTTTTGGAACCTAATGTAATTATTTAGTTGGGGTACTATTTGCTAATAGTACATCTTTGTTTTGTGACCCTCGACTGGAACCAAAGAAAAAATTCAATACGGCACCAAAACCAGCACTCAAGGAACCAAGAAGAATAAGCAATGCTTGTTGATCAGTGGCTATTAGCAGGCCCAGCATCATGGTAATCAAGATGCCAAAAAACCCAACCACAATAACCACAGCCAGAATATCTGGGGTGTGGCTCTTAACTGCAATCTGCATTGCCCTAGCATCAGCAGTATTTTGAGTATCCAACTGAGACAACGTAATTTCATTCTGAGCCAAGAATTTAGTGAAATCAATTTCAGCTAAACGAATTGCTGCCACTTGATCAGCAGTCATCTTGTTGTCGCTCAGTGCTTTGGTTACAACATCAACAGTCTTACCTTCAAGACCTAGCTTCTCTGCAATAAAGCTTGCAGCGATGCCACCAAAAGGACCACCTAAAGCACTGCCTACCATAGGAGCAAATGTCTTCAAGAATTCCATTATTGCCACTCCCCCGTAATCATCTGTTTAATCAAACGGTCAGAACGCTCAGGTGTTTGACTATGCCATTTGCTTATCTGCATATTCATGGCAGCTTGTGCGTAGTTACCATTTTTGACAAAGTTCAGGGTATTCTTGAAACTAAGCAAACCTGTAATACCCAGTTGAAACGCCATATTCTGTAACACAGCACGACGTACTGGGTCTAGCTGATCCACCCAAGGTAAAGCAACAACCAACTCATAAGTCTTGGAAGTAATATCATTATCTAACAGATATGCAGACTCTGCAGCAGTAATACCACCACCTTTACGCTTATCAATCAAACGGCCTACACCTAACGTCCAATAGCCAAGATGATCTTGATAAGCATGAAGAACTTCCCCTTCATCACGACGAAGTTGTTCATTCAAGTTTGTGATCATTTAGTTTCCTTAGTTTGCACAATGGCCTGAATTTTAGCTGTAATTCCAGTAGAGACTAACAACACAAATGTTGCAACAATGGCAGCAATAACTTTGTGGGTAGCAGAAATTTTGTAGTTTTCCATTATCTTGGCAGACTCTTTACGCAAGCGATGGTCATTCCTGTGACCATCAAAGTCAGGCAAGTTAATGTCATTCAAAATGAAAGCATTCTTGATCAAAGTATTATCACGTTCCAAAGCAACAAGCCTTGTGCGTATATCTAGTGCAGTAACGCAGTGATCAGGATTGAAGGGTTTACCCTCAGGAGGGCACAAATCAGTCTGTCGAATACGGAAGGTTTTCGACTTAGGAGAATCACGCTGTTGTTCTGTAGGCACGATAGTATCCTTGAGCAAGTATGTAAGGACGTGCCCAAATCCAACAAGCAGAGAGTGCCAAAGCAATTTCTCCACCGATAGCTGCAGGAGGTGAATACACAGAAGCTAACATCAAATATACCGTGTATATCCAAAGACAAGCATTCCAACAAGCAAAGTATCTGGCAAATACTGAGTGCATGTCTCCCAGTAAGACGATGGTAAGCTGTGTTACACAGGACACTAGAAAGATTATACCCCACACTTCTTCATTTGCTACACTCATCATGTGACTACATGTTGGCCTAGAAAAGGACTCTCCGGGCCAGAACAGCATGATTGCCCAACAAAGCTCACCGAAAGCAAGTGTTAAACGGAAACTGATTAAATCAGTATCCCAGACAAATGAACTTAATGCTTTAAGCATCTTCTGTGGGTGGGTATTCATGAAAATTATCCTTTAAGAACCAACCCCAAAAAATTGATCTGTAATGTCGGTGCCTAATGTTAAAGCCACGGCTGCAAATTGATGTGGACCAAAAGTCTCAGGACACCTTAAGCCTATAGATGCACCTACCGATTCATTACAAAACCATCGATCACTCACATTACTACCGGGCAGCACAGTGGCTAAGGCTCCACGTATATCGTACAGTTCGTTTAAATGCTTTGCGAACCAAAGAATACTACGCGCTACTTCCCATTGTGGTACATCAACAATGATCCAGTGCAATGGATTAAGAGCTACACGTTTGACACGTACTCCTTTATCCCGTAGTGACGCACTGGCAATTGTTACCGTACCATCGGCATGTTGTGCATGAATAGCCTCTACATGCGTAACAATATCGAGTGGCCCTTTCTGGGCCAACCGAGTTAGATACCATGCCAAACGTACATGCAACTTATCGTTGGCATGTGTGCCGATATAAAGAGCAACTAACATTATTCGACGTAAGCTGCAGGCCAGCCACCAGAAAAATCATAAACAGCAGGGTCAGCACTGGCTTCCATTGCTACCCTGTGTTCTTCAGCCTTACTAAAGATCGCCTGATCCTGTGCGGCTGCTGCATTAAAAATCTGTGCTGCAAGTGTTGGAGTCATAGCAACAAAACTACCATCCAATGTTTTCCACTGTAACCCAACCGGGATATTGGCACCCATCATCAGCAAACCAATCTGCTGAATACGTGAGTCAGTATCACCATGAAACCACTTGCCTGATACAAAAACACCGTTGGACTTTCTACGGTCGCGCTCTGCTTTGATGGCTATGGTTTTTGTTGCTTTGAGTGTTACCAAGTTCGCCGCAATCTGCTCCGCCGTGAGCGCATCAACCCGCCATTTGTATCGCCACTCGCCATCTACTTTTTCACAACCATCGCGGATAACAGTTTGCGTCAGCGTGTCAATTTCGGGAGGCTCTGTGACAGTCAGCGGAACCACTCGGAATTGAGCGGCCTTGCCGTCTTTAATCAGTGCCGCTGCGGTGCAGAAGTTGTTGGCGTCCCATTCGACGTTGCCGTGTGTGGTTACTTGGATGGCATCAAGTCCATCAGGTGTGAGTTGTGCGTATTCCATGATTTGTCCTTATTCGTCTGCTGTTCGTGTTGAAGGAAATTGGCGAAGGTTGCCGGGCCAGATGATGCGGACTGCGCCTGAGCCGCCTGCGGTGTTGTTGTTAGCCCCACCTCCTCCATAAAGCGTACCGCTTCCACCTGAACCGGCAGATCCATCACCCGGAGCGCCTGACGATGAGCAAGCGCCACCGGAACCGTTTGCACCTTGCCCATATATACCCGTGCCGCCACCCTTGCCTGCATAAGTTGGGCCGCGACCACCACCACCACCAGAGCCACCAGCACCGTTTTGACCAAATAAACCATTAGCATCGCTGGAGTTTCCTACAACGCCATTGGCCGAATATCCAGCCGCACTTGATCCACCGGCAGCACTGCCGCCGCTACCACCACCAGAAAACCCTGCGGTATATGAACCGGATGGTGCGCCAGCAGTTCCGGCAGATACAGGCGCTCCCGCAATTGCTCCGAATGCACTGCTCTGCGAATCAGTCCCGCCGACAACAATGGTGTAACTACTTCCTGGAGTAACGGTGTAAGTGTTGACATAAACAAGCGCACCACCACCACCCGGCCATCCTCCAGAAGACGTTCCGCCGCCACCAATACAGACTGCACTGACTCTGGTAACACCGGCAGGGCATACCCATGAGTACGTCCCCGGCGTTGTGTAGGCTTGCTGCCCAGTTACTGGACCGCCTTTCGTGCCAGCCAACATCTGCTGATTCGCGCTCATGTGAGATTCGTCCCAGAAATAATCCACTCCGTACTTGTCAGCTTTACCGCTGTGGCAACACCGTTTGCAGCCAGCGTTCTGCTACCCGTAGTGCCAGCGCCAGCAAGGCGCATCGTGTCCGTGGTGATGGCGATGGTGATAACCCCACCGCTTGCCTGATTGACAAACGTGACTGCCGTGCCAATGGGGAATGCCACCGAAGCGTTGGCCGGGATTGTGAAAATCCGTGCTGTGGTATCCGCGCTGGGGTGCAGGATGTGCTTGCCTGCGTCGGACAAAACCAGCGTGTAGGCTGCGGATTTACTGTTCTGCGGAATGTGACGAAACCCCACCGCGTTGGTGCCATCAGCCGTGCAGCCTGAGAGGTCGCCAGACGCTGGTGTGCCAAGTGCGGGAGTGGTCAGTGTTGGGCTTGTCAGGGTTTTGTTGGTGAGGGTTTCTGATCCCGCGAGGGATGCAAAATCCGCATCTGTCACAGCAGTATTGAACTGGGCAATAGTGCCTGTGATACCAACAATAGAAGTCTGATCCCCTGTGTTAGTACCGCTGTTGGTGCCTGTGATGTCACTAAGCATGGCTACCGTGCCATCTTTGTCAGGTAGTGTCCAAGTACGGGCTACTGTGGCAGCATTGGTGAACCAAGAAGTGATAGTGTTCGCAGCATTACGCATGTTCAACTTGAACAAGGTCAAGCCAGGAACACCACCCGTAGCATCCTTAGCTGCAGTATCAATCTTCAAACCAATGGCTGTAGCCTGTGCAGTACTCACTGGCTTACTGACATCCGAAGTGTTGTCTACGTTACCCAGACCAACCATAGCTGCCGTAACACCAGCAACAGTCCCAGTAAACGTAGGATTATTTACAGGAGCTTTTAACGCCAACTGATCACTACTTTTCTGACTCGACCATGTAGCAACCAACGACAGGGTTGCATCATTAATCAATACCCCGTTAAGTCCGTTGTAGAGAAGGAAGTTATACGTACTGGTATCAGACAGTGTGATGCGATAAGTATCTGTACCACCCGGCATAGCAGCCAAACCACTTACATGTGTTGTGGACAGAAAAGCAATTGAAGTGATACCAATACCTGTAGGGCCAGTATCACCTTGATCACCTTTCCCGAATGGTGCACCAATAGACCAGTCGGCAGACGTATTACTAAGCTTGAAGTAGACCAATCCAACATCAATAGCAAGAAAACTAAACCCTTTAATTTGAGCATCGTAGAGTGCTCTGTCAGCAGCAAGTCCTACTGAATTAACAGTGAATGCTTCCCCACGGATACCTTGAATACCTTGTGGGATGCTGAAAGTCATCTTCCCATCTATAGAGTTATATGACACTGTGGCCATTGATCCTGCAGCACCTGTAGTAGCTTGTGTTGTTAGCCCCAGAATCGAGTTCGCTTTAGCTGTAGCAATGCCTGCCTGTGTTGTAGCAACACCAGCTTGTGTTGTAGCGATGCCTGCCTGTGTTGTCGAAATACCTGCTTGAGTTGTTGCTGTACTTGCACTGGTAGCTGAGTTACTTGCCTGTGTGGTGGCGATACCAGCTTGCGTAGTAGCAATACCTGCTTGTGTGGTTGCCGTAGCAGCATTAGTACTTGCATTTTGAATAGCCACAATATTTGCAGCATTTGTATTCACACTAGCAATATTAGTTGCTACGGTATTGACATTAGCAATACTGGACGCTGTTGTGACTACACTGGCAATACTGGGTGCGACTGTATTCACACTTACAATGTTTGACGCAGCCGTGTTGACGTTTGTTATGTTGGCTGCTACTGTATTTACACCGGTAATCGAGTCTTTTACAATCTTGATCTTAGACAGATTACCTAGCTGCAAATCCGCAGCAACAATTGCAATCTTAGAATCAATAAGATTCAAATCAAGCGCAACAGTATTAATGTAGTTTGTACCACCCACTTTAATATCATCATAGATGGTATTAAGACCCATGAGGAAGTCGTAAATGGCAACCAACTTAGCAATGTTGGTATAAAGACTATCCACATTTGTTACCAACTGGGGCATCTTATTCTGTAAGTCCAGCATCTCTGTGATGCGAGTTGCAAGAGTAATAATTGAGTCAATGTCATTACCCAACTTGATAATGTCACCAGCACGCATACTCAATGTTTGGAATGCAGATGTAGTCTTAGCCCAGTAGTAAATGGGATTTGGGTCACTAAATGCACCACTTACAGCGTGTAATTGAATACGCTCAAGATTACTATTCTGTCCAACTACATCGTAAGCTCGGATGATTTCACCAACCACATTGGTAGCAAAGCTTGCCAAGATGGTGTCTTCCATCTTCGCAATAAAAGCTGTCTCTGCAATTACAGATTCCCCGTTGGGAACTGTTGCAGTAAGTGTCATATTACCGTCAACAGCGGCAGTAAATGCAGTTCCAACTACATCAGCACTAAGGGTAAACGTAGTTCCTGCTGCAACAGCGGTAACAGGTACGGGGTTTAAATTGATTGCATTAACCAAGCCCGTGATAATTTCAGCAGCAGTAGCAGACACATCACTTATGTAAGTAAGTACTGTGCCATTGATAGTTACAGTGTAAGTGGTGCTATCAATAGCCACCACATCACTGATAGTAGCTACTTGTCGAACAGCATTTGTAAGGTCATAACGTGATAACTGTGTAATCAAATCACCGTGTGTAGATACAGTTGTGGGGCTACCATCAAAGATGAAAGGTAATGAAACAATCACACCATCATTGAATGTGATGGTAGCACCACTGTAATGCACAGCTTTAGCAGTATCTACCCAAATAGCTTCTGCCGCGTCAGGATCAGAGACAAGTAAGTCTTCTGTAATCCCTATCATGTTAAGGGCCAAATTAATATCCAGCTTCCTATTACCAAGATAATTGCCTTTCTTCAAGTCTTGGATTGCTTCATCCAAATCCAATAAGGCAATCTCTTGTAGGACTGTGACCACACCCTCATCAAAGATTTGATTAGCTGATTCAATTACAGCTATCTTGTCGGCTACAGTGTTGACGTTCTTGATAAATCCTGTTTCTGGAATAGGCACGTTTACTCTCCTAATTTCAATGTAGCTAAGTAATCGTTGTACTGGGAAATCATGTCGTACTGCAAGTCTGTAATAGAAAGAGTTCCATTAGCAAATGCTACAAATTTAGACACAGAGTCTATAACATTTTTGGTTGTTCCTTCAATGGGTGTACCCACTAAAAACGCGTCAAGAAAGGAAACAAACCTAGCATCCCATACGTATGTGGTACGGCCAAACCGTACAGAACTATTCACTACAATAACTTCATTACCCGTATAAGGAGCAACGACGGGGGGTAATCTTGATAAAGATGTTTTGATCATTATTAAACAAAACCTCGCGTGTTCAGTTTGTCATTAACCACCACACTGCTTGGATTTAGACCATAATTTTCAATCTCTAAACAGGCTTGGTTAAACATACCCAATGTTGCCATTGCTTGCCCCGGAACAGTCTCTAACCCCAGATTTGCTAAGTAACCCATGTACATAACCAACGGTGAAATGTACTGTACTTCAATATCCAGTTCCTGTCCCAAATCCAAAGGAGTATATACACGAGGACTTGCTTTGTACAAGACAGAAATGTTTTGGTTATCTTTGGGATTAGATACCACCAGAACACCCTTGGAAGGTGTGTAAACACTGTAGGGATAGTTACCATCATTGAGGGGCATTTGCACCACATCTATGGTAGTTTGGTAGTCCGTAGAAACTACAGCAGACTCACTCAGGAACCGAGCATCTGTATATACAGCAGTAACTTGCATCACATCAGGAAGTAATTGGTACTCCTTACGTGCACTATTCACTTCAATGATTTGCTCTCGTGCCAACAGATCAAATTTTTTATTTAGTTCTGTGATGCCTAAATTTAGGAAAGCAAATAAAGCAGTCTCATCTAGAGCAAATTGTTTTGTCACAGTTACTCTGCACACTGTGAAGAAATCTTCAACAAGCATAAAACTTCCTTTGAACTTTAAACAATGTAAGAAGAGAGTCCACTAAGAGCTTCCACTTCCTGTTGTTCTTCCCAAAGACTGTTCTCAGCAGGAGTAACAGGGGCAGATTCAGAAGGCTTCCATGGTGTGAGGTATGAAAGTTGCGAGATTGTATCAATACAATCGTCCTTCCCTTTGATACCTGACTTGGTGACAAGTCTCAATTGTCCCATAAAGATGCCCATGATAACGCTTCGTTTCATTTCTTCGGGGAAATACATCTTTCCAAGCTTGAACCAAGGAAGCACCAGGTTGAATCGAGTAAGTTTGTCTCCTTGCGAACGGATACCCGGTGCACCACTCTTCTCTGATGAGGCAAAGTTGAAGTAAGTATTTCGAGTCATCATATCTGCTTGAATCCACTTGATGAATCCACCCTGTTGACCTGAGACTTCAATACCTACAGACTGTGGTTTGTAGGCTTGAACCAAGCGAAACAAATCATTCAATGTCTTGTCCATCGTCTGACGTTCACACACACCATCAACCCAGAACCAATCCCCATTGGAATTGTACGCCCACACACTGATAACTGAAAAGTCTGCAGTCTGTTTGGCTGATGTAGCAAAGTCAGTCGTGATGTAGAAGTTAAACGTACTCTTCTTGGCTAACAACTTGGCCCGTTCGTACCAACGAATCTCACCTTCCTGTACCAGACGTTCCTCTTCAGATGAAATCCGAAGCATCAACTCTTGGAAGAAGCTTGCCTCTTTGCCTGTCTTCACAGCCATATCATACTGGTCTGACACGTACTTGAAGCTGAACCGATCTTCCCATGCACCCACGAACTCTTCTTCTG